GAAGAACGTGGTTATTTTAAAATCGATCTATTAAATGTCAGTATATATGATGGAATAAGAGACGAAGAACATCTCAATGATCTGCTTTCTAAAGAACCAATCTGGGAACTGTTAGAACACAAAGAAATAGTAGAACAATTATTCCATATCAACGGTCACTTTAATATTGTAAAAATACTAAAACCTAAAAACGTCGAGCAGCTAGCGGCAGTACTTGCGATCATACGTCCTGCAAAAAGGCACCTTTTAGAAAAAGACTGGAATAAGATATTAGAAGAAGTTTGGACGGTCCCGGAGGAAGATTTGTATTTCTTTAAAAAATCTCATGCTATAGCTTATGCTGTAGCGATTACAGTGCAATTAAATTTATTGTGTGAAAAGTTAACTAGCGTTTAGTACGAACCAACTGTACTGATCTTCTCTTCACTCTCCTTGACATTATATTGTGTAGATTTACTACAGGGCCCATAATAACTTTTACGTCTTTGGAGGAAAAGTTTTTTATAATGTATTGGAAAGCTGCCATTTCTTTCCTCAAAAATATATTAATAGGAATCATACGATTTGATTCCCACCACCATATTTCACCAAATTCTAAGAAAATCTTTTTGTGTTCCTCTGATTTTAAAACATTATAGTCATAAAAACTGGTTATATTATTATCTTGGTTGATAACAATACCGACATATTCTTGATTTCCATATGTAATAACAGTTATAAATGGAAACTGATCTTGTATTTTTTCTGTTAAATTATTCATAAATATATTAAGGGCCCATTCAAATGCACAACCAACCTGGATATTTATACAAGAATGTCAATGTACTTTACACTGATTTGGCTGCTTTAAAAGTAGGATATAGGAAGATGTACGCAAGAACATTAAAGCTTTATAAAGGAATTGATAATCAGTTTTCATTGAGATTGATGAACGGGGATCAAAAACTGATCGACGTTGTTGGACAGACACTATATTGGATGCTGATGGATAGGGATACCGCAGAAGTCAAGTATATGACATCAAAGACTGTAGAGGGTGGAGATAACAGCCTAGTAACTATTACTATACCAGAAAGTGATCTTGAAGCGATTAACAGCGGTCATTACACTTATAGTTCATATCTAGCTGATATTAACGGTCAAAAAAAGATACTGTATGGTGATTCGCAATATGGTGCAAGTGTAGCTGTAGAAGTTATTAACAATTCATTCCCGCAAGTATATCCTTCACAAGAAGTAACAGAATTTTTAACTAGTGATATTTTAAACTATCAACAACCAGATAATAGCCTTTATACTAGCGCACTAAATGCTTATCCTGAAAAAAATAGTAATAATTCACTACATACTGCTTCTTTTTACAGCACAAATTTTGAAGGAACAGTTGACATCGAAGCTAGTTTAGAAAACGGAATAACCGATATAGTTAACTGGTCAAAGTTAACATCAAAGGCCATATCTAATAATCAAACGATATGCTATATAAACTTCTATGGTGTTTTCAACTTTGTAAGGTTCCGTGTGCGTCCTTCGATGTCTAATACTGGAATAGTTGACAAAATACTTTACAGAAGTTAAAATAATATCATGGATCTCCATGATGAACTCTTATCACTAATAGCAAGAAAGAAACAGACACCAAACGGTTGGTCTAGTTTCAATGCTCCTTGCTGTGTCCATAATGGAGAAAGTAGGGATACTAAGAAGCGCGGCGGCATAAAGCGCACAGATGACGGTGGAGCAACTTATCATTGCTTTAACTGTGGTTGGAAGGCTAGCTGGAGACCGGGGCGCAATCTAGGTAAACGTATGCAAGATCTTTTACGATGGTTAGGTGCATCTGATGATCGTATAAGACGAATAGCTTTCGAATGTTTAAAAACCGAAGAACCCTCAACTAAAAAGATCATTGGCACTTTAGATTTCAAACCCCGTACGATGCCGGAAAATAGCCAACTGATCACTGAAGATTTGATACAAAAAGACGAACGTGTTATACCCGTAGTTGAGTATATCTATTCTAGGGGACTAACACTAGATGATGCTGATTTCTACTGGTGTAATCAAGGTACATTTGAAGATCGTCTGATCATACCACTAAGTGTTAACAATAGTCTAGTAGGGTATATCGCTAGAAAAACGAAACTAGGTAATCCAAAATATCTAACAGAACATCCAGCACATGTGGTTTTTAATCTAGATAAACAGCCGCAAGATAGCCAGTTTGTTCTAGTGTTTGAAGGTAGCATCGATGCTTTGTTATTAGGCGGTGTTGCTGTGCTAACTAATGAAATATCTGCTGAACAGGCATTACAGATCAACAGATTAGAAAAACAAGTAATCGTAGTTCCTGATAGGGATAATGCAGGTGAAACGATGATCAACCAAGCGGCAGAGCTTGGATGGTCTGTAGCTTTTCCAGATTGGGACAAAGAAATAAAAGATGCAGGTGATGCCGTTATCAAGTATGGTCGACTTGCGACCTTGATAAGTATTATCAAGTCTGTTGAAACAAACAGTTTAAAAATAAAACTAAGGATGAAAATATGAATTGGTTAATAGATCTTGTTCTTTGGCCCTATCATTTTATACAGAGAAAGATTAGGATGCGCAAAAAGATCAAGGAACTACGAGAACGAGATCCTTTTATATACAAATGAGTAACTGGGGGATTAATGCTCTAAATCACGATGCTAGTATCGCTGTAATCAGCGATAAGCTAGACTTTTGGGTTAAATCGAGCGAAGTTTCTGGGATTAAGAGAGACGATAAACTAAATCCATTGCTAGTAGAACAGGCTATGAAAATAGCTGTACCCAATAGGATCTTTTGGTACGAAAGGCCGTGGATTAAAAAGTCACGACAGTTATATGCTGGACAATATAATACAGTATTTGATATGAATATATTGCCCAGTAGGCATCTAAAAGAAATGGGATTAGATCGATATCCGGTCACATATGTGCCACATCATGCCAGTCATGCAGCGGCGGGATACTTCACTAGTCCCTTTGGATCTGCTGCTATAGTAGTCATGGATGCTATCGGTGAATGGGAATGTGCTACTATATGGCACGCATCTGGGAACAATCTAAAAAAAGTATGGAGCCGTAGTTATCCACATAGCATTGGTTTGTTCTATAGTGCTTTTACTAAACTGATAGGTTTTATTCCAATAGAGCAGGAATTCCTTCTACAGGCAAGCGCAGAACAGGGCGATCACTTACGTTATTATAACACCGTGAAGCACTATTTCTCCGGACTATCAGATCCGTCTGCTGCTATCAAACTACGATATAATCTACATCGAGGTGTACAGAACTGGCCGCACCCCATCAAAAATTTACAAGATCAATGCGACATAGCTGCTGCTGTGCAAAAGGTTTTTGAAGAACAAGTGTCAGATGTTATGGGATTGGCGCAGCATCTAACAGCCTGTGAGAATCTAGTATATATGGGTGGCTGTGCGATGAATAGCCGTGCGAATCAAGTATTTGAAAAAGATTGGAAAAGAATATGGAGCTTGCCTAACCCCGGAGATCCTAGCAGTAGCATAGGTGCTGTACTCTGGGGTACTAGACAACGCATAGGCTGGGATGGTCCTATTGCAAAACATATTGCTATTAAGCTTTAAAGATTGTATATTAAGACATGGCTGATTACAACTATGACATACAGAAGTTATATCTAGAAATGTTCTTATCTGATGCTGAGAGTTTTGTGAGAGTACAGAACATCTTTGATCACGAGAACTTTGATCGTAAGCTACAGCCCATAGCAAAGTATCTAAAGGAATATGTAGACAAGTATAAGGTAATGCCTGAACTGCGTATCGTTAGGGCAGAGACAGGTGTAGACTTACAAGATGCTACAGATGTTCCTAAAGAGAACTATGAGTGGCTTATGGATGAGTTTGAACGCTTCTCTAGACACAAAGCTCTTGAACGAGCGATCCTAGCCAGTGCTGACTTGCTTGAAAAGGGAGATTACGGTCCAGTAGAGAAGATGATCAAAGACGCTGTACAGATAAGTCTAGCTAAAGACATGGGTACAGACTACTTCGCTGATCCTAGGGCTAGGCTATTAGCACTTAAAGATAACAATGGGCAGTTAAGCACAGGATGGAAGGCTATAGATCAAAAACTGTATGGTGGCTTTAATCGAGGAGAACTAAACATCTTCTGCGGTGGATCTGGCGCAGGTAAGAGTCTATTCCTACAGAACCTAGCTGTTAACTTCGCAAGTGTTGGACTTAACGCACTATATGTTACACTAGAGCTTAGTGAAGCACTAACAAGTATGCGTATCGATAGTATGATCACTGGCATCACTACTAGAGAGATTTTTAAGAGTATTGATGAAGTAGAGCTTAAGGTTAAGGTAGCAGGCAAGCGTAGCGGTGCTATCCAGATCAAATATATGCCCAGTGGTAAGAATGTAAATGACCTACGTGCCTATGTTAAAGAGTATAGCATACGCAAGGGATATACTCCAGATGTTATCCTGATCGACTATCTAGATCTATTGATGCCTATTAGCATTAAGATCAGTCCTGAGAACCTATTCATCAAAGACAAGTACGTGAGTGAGGAACTGCGAAACTTTGCAATGGAGATACGTGCTATTACTGTAACAGCAAGTCAGCTTAACAGAGCAGCAGTAGAAGAAGTAGAGTTTGATCACAGTCATATCAGTGGTGGACTATCAAAGATCCAAACAGCAGATAACGTGATTGGTATCTTTACAAGCCGAGCTATGCGTGAACGCGGACGCTATCAGATACAGTTCATGAAGACGAGATCCAGCAGCGGTGTTGGTCAAAAGGTCGATCTAGCGTTTGATCCAGATACACTGAGGATAAGCGATTGTGACGAAGGTGAAGAAGATAGCAGCCCTGTAGGGGGTCGTAGCCGTATAGCTGAGAGCATCAAGAACAGAACAACAGTGTCTCCTGCACAAAAACAAGAAACAGATCCTATAAAAGAAATGGCGAAAGTGCGTGCTCAAACTGGCAGCAGCAAGCTGAGAGAACTGTTAGGTAATCTCAACAACGATGAATCAATATAGGATCGAAGAAGAAAACGATCGTGATAAAATTGAAAAATGGTTATCAGATCTAAACGACTGTGAATATTTTATAGAAGACTCTTACGTGAGGACTGCCTCTGGTGGAATCGTAAGAATAAGTCTAATCTCTTTTAGAGAAAGTGTTTACGAATCTCTTTTTCTCATAAAGTGGCAAGATAAAGTAAGTGGACCATATAGGTCCACTTAATATCGTTTATCTCAGGATAAGTTTTTTAGCGCCTTCTAAATCACCCATCTTAGCCATCTGTGCTGCCTGTGCTGCGGTACTAAAGATAAAAATAGCTTCGCTGAAAAAATTAATGATCTTTTGAAAAAACTCAAACATAGCGCTCTGCTCTGATGTTTACTGAATCTCGAGCGATCCTATCGAAG